AATGATAACACTCTCAGGTTTAATTTTAGCGTAGAATTACTAAAAGGGCGTGAAAAACTTAAAATGAGTTTACGTCAGGCTATGATTAAAAATGCTACCCAACACATGAATGCCGCACTACAGATTTTTATGGCTAAAAACTTGTTGGGAATGAGTGATTCACCATTTAACACGGATAACACAGAACCGTTGCCATGGGTAGAAGCTGATGAGGCTACTGTTGAAATTGAAGAATATGTGGAGGAGCAAGATGAAGAAGATGTGGATTAAAGATGAAACTGGCAAGAGATTGTATACTAAAATAGTAGACGGCGAAGCAGTTTTAAAACCAGCCAAACCAAAGTGTGCTAATTGTGGTAGCACTGAACACAGTTATGAACAGTGTGACCAAGACAATTGGACATACAATTTAGAGGAACAAGAAGATGAGTAAGCCAACTAAGTTTTTATCAGAAGTAGGCAAGCCAACACTAACCACAGGACTTGCTATTGCCACAGGCGAAATTGAAAACGCAATTAGTATTAATAAATTTGGATATAATGACACAGTAGGCACAAGTTTTGAAACAGTTCAAGTAGGCAGTGCTAACTTTGTATATCCAACAACTGCGGCAACTGTCAGTATTGTTAGTGATGAAACCACAGACGATGATGGCGACACAGGAGCAAACACAGTATTACTACAAGGCCTAGACGGTGACTACAATGTTATCACAGAAACTGTAACAATGGATGGCACAAACAGTGTAACAACTAACGCAAGTTTCCTACGCATATTCAGAATGAGTGTTGAAACAGCAGGATCAAGTGAAGCTAGTGATGGCACGATTACTGCTAGTATTGGTGGCAATGTTCAAGCAACTATTGATCCTGAATACGATAACCAAACACTACAAGCCGCATACACTGTGCCAGCAGGATACAAAGGTTATATCAGTAGACTACACGTTACATCAACCAAAGACAATAAAGCTGTGATGGTAGGTATCTTTGTTAGAAAACCAGGCAGTGTGTTTCAGGTAAAATATATTGTAGAAATGTATAGAAATGAAATAACAGCACGCTTTGATGTTCCTATTGTAGTAGATGAAAAAAGCGATATAGAAATTAGAGCAAAGAATCTTAACTCAGGCACAGTAAGTGTAGGTGCTGCCTTTGATCTAATAGCAATTGATCATACATGACAGATGAACATTATTGTAGGATAACGCACCCCTCACTCCAATCTGTCAACCATAATCCTAACGCTAATTTACCAAAATGTTTGACAATCTACTAATCTGACTGTATAGTAGTAGTATAACAATTAGGAGTTAGACACAATGGTTGAATATGAAGTTAATGTATATTATAACGGCGGCGTTGAAGAAATGGGATACCGTTCAGACGATGATATTGACACGGTATTAAAATGCGTCAAGCGTTGGTTGCGCAGTAGGTACCGTAGATTTGATCGTATTGGTTACGATGTTAATTTAGCAAATCTTGAATACGCTGAGCTTAAAGGCAACGGTGCGTATCATTGTTTGGATACGTTTCACTGGGAATGGGATAGGGTTGTTGATTAAAGCCCCCTTTTATAAGGTGTTTTTTTATAGTTATATAAATACAGTGTATAGGAGCAATAGATGAAAACACAGTATGATAATTTGTTTGACATTGTTAGTCAACAGAACATTTACAATAACCATAATGGCCAAATACCAAACAGCACATTCATTAATCGTTGGCACAATCTTACCAATGAAACTGTAATTGACATTATACAAGAAACAGTTGCCTTTATGAGTGTAAACAAAATTAAACATCCAAAGCTAACAGCTCAATTAAAACGTGTAGGCACTTATGTGTTAGATAATTGGCAGTTTCATCCTAACGTAGCAAATCCAGATCTCAAAGACACAAATGTGTTACTCAAACGTTATGGTAAACAGTTTAATAAATGTGACAATGGCGCACTATTAAAGCTAATTTGTTTAACATGTTTAGATTGATTGCTGAATCATTTAACAGTGAACTAGGAATCAAAATCAAAAACAGTGACCTTGACATTAACAAGTATCCACTTGATTGGGATGGGCTTGATCCAGACTGGCCAGAACCACCTACACCATTTGAGAAGGTATTTGCCCCATGTTAAATCCAGAATGGTTTTATGTTCACACATATAAGACAACAGCAACCGCACACGATATTATTATGATGTTGAAGTATCCTGATTATCGTACCAAGACTTGGACACCAAGCTTCAACAAGATTGACTTTATAAATGGACAATTAGATAACCTACACAGTGGACAAGTGCCAAGTGATCCTAGACAAGATCCACATTGGGTAGATGAGAATTGGGATGATGTTACAATACCACAGTGGTGGAGATATGTTGCTTACCAATTTAACTTATTCAAACTCAAATGGCACTTTTATTATGAGGAACTACAATGAGCACAGACTACTTGCCTAAAGTAAAAGTTAGGTTCTCAAGAGAGGACAGAAGTTTTGGACGCTACTATAGACCTGAGACTCACAATTATCCTGACCAAGAAAAACGCAACAGATACTATGCTTACTTGAAACACAAGTCACAAGCAAAGTATAGAGGCGAAACATATCTACTAACAAAGGAAGATTGGTTTGATCTATGGCCTACTGAATTGTTTGAACAACGTGGACGTGGCAGTCAAAACCTTTGTCTGTCTAGGATAGATCCATTTGGGGACTGGACTGTGAGCAACGTACACATAATTACAAGGGAAGAGTTTCTAAAGAAAAAAAGAAAAGATGAAGTTAAGTAATCCACAACGCACCATTGCTGATGACAGTTCACGCTTCAAATGTGTAGCCGCTGGCAGACGTTTTGGAAAATCATTTCTCAGCCTAAGAGAAATATGTTATCGTGCTCGCATACCTAACAAGGACATTATGTATGTTACTACAAGTTATCGTGCCGCACGTATGATATTGTGGAAGCCTCTCAAAAACAAATTGTCAGACCTACGCTGGATACAAAAAATAAATGAAACCAATCTTGAAATAGTTCTAAAAAACGGTAGCACTATAAGCCTAAAAGGTTCAGACGATCCAGACAGACTGCGTGGTATTAGTTTAGATTATGTTGTCATAGACGAAGCCGCAGACTGTGACTTAGATAATTTGTGGGGCACTGTGTTACGTCCAGCCTTGGCAGACCGTAAAGGTGGCGCACTGTTTATTGGCACACCCAAAGGACTTGCCAATCCATTTTTTGATCTATTCTCATTTGCCAAAGACCCTAATAACAAAGATTGGAATGCTTGGCAATACACAACTGCTGAAGGTGGGTTCGTAACACTTGATGAGCTTGAAGCCGCACGTCAGGACATGAGTGACAAACAGTATCGTCAAGAGTTTGAAGCAACGTTTGAATCATTCAGTAATCGTGTAGCATGGGCATGGGATAGAGAAACAATGATACGTGAACCAGAGCTTGTAGACACTAAAAACTTGTTGGTGGGCATGGACTTCAACTTAAATCCTTGTGTTGCTGCCATAATGGTAAGGCAAGGTGAAGACATATTTGTAATAGATGAAATACTATTGCCAAACAGTCACACAGCAGAAGTAGCAGACGAACTGTTGGAACGTTATCCCCTAAGTAAAATTACAGTGTTTCCAGATCCTTCAGGGTCAAGATCTCAAACTTCATCAGGAGGGGTAAGCGATCACCTCATCCTAGCCAACAAAGGCTTTGTGGTCAAAGCACCACGCAAACATGATCCAGTCAAGGATCGTATAAACGCAATTAACGCCCGTTTCCGCACAGCAGACGGTAAAAACCACCTCTTTATAAGCCCTAAGGCTAAATATGTTATAGAGAGTTTGGATAAACACACCTTCAAAGAAGGAAGTCAACAACCAGATAAAGACAGTGGTTATGACCATATGTTTGATGCTCTGTCTTATGGAATATCATATCTGTATCCAATCAGAAAGACAGTAAGTGTCACTCAACCGCGGACCTGGGCTGTAAGGTAAAGGAAAATTTATGGACGCAAATCAATTAATACAAAATCAAATATCTACACTGCTCAGTGCTAATGAAATCTACACAACGTATAGAGAGCGTTGGGAGTTTGCCTATCAAAGTTACTTAGGCGGAGAAGTTTACACTGAGGCAGGACATCTAACCAAGTATCAGTTAGAAACACCAAGAGAGTACGACGCCAGACTAAAAACAACCCCCCCCCCCCCCCCCC